ACATTATTTTATAAGTGCAATTCATCTCACTACCTATAGAGGTGGGAGAATTCTTGCACGTCTGGGGTTAAAATTAATTAAGCCATGTTGCCAACAGTAAATTATGCTACCCAAAATTTATTTTGAATTATGTATTCTTTAATTTGCTTTGCTATAGCTTCTGATAATAACGGTGGTACAGCATCGGCTACTTGTTGCTGCTTATCTGAAAGGTTTCCATAAAATATAAAGTCATCTGGGAAACTTTGAATCCTTGCACATTCTCTAACAGATACAATGCGATTTTCTGTTGGGTGTAAAAGTAATTGTTTTCGTGGGTTAGCGATTGTCACAGATGGTTTAGAATAGTCAAGTCTTCTAAAAATATCAGAGTGCATTCTGGAATCTTGAAATTCAATTGGTAAACTTGTAAAATTACCACCTTGAGGAATATACTTCATTCTTTCAATAGTACCTTGCTTTGAATGTGTGTAATCTAATTGATTAGGAATTGTATTATTAAGTCCTTTAAATGCATCTGCAACCGTTTTATACTGTTCTGTATAACTATGAGGATAACTTATCTTACCTATCTTACTGCCTATTACAATCGTTCTACGACGTAATTGCGGTACGTTATAATCTGCTGCACAAAGCACCTTATAATTAATATCATAACCTTTTAACTGAAATTTTATTTCATCAATAAATTGTCCATTACCACAAGATATAAGTTGTGGTACATTTTCAAGTACAAAAATCAATGGTTGCTTATCTTTAACAATTCTAATATATTCTTTTACCAGAAAATTTTTAGGATTGTCAAGATAATGTGTATGTCTATTAGAATTGCTAAATCCTTGACACGGCGATCCCCCTATAATAATATCACAATCAGGAATAAGACTAGAGCCTACATTTTTAATATCTTCACAGATATCATGCTTTCCAATATTATTCCTATAGGTCTGACACGCTGCTTTGTTAAAATCAATAGCCCAAATAATATTATAACCTTGTCGCTTGAATCCCAAATCCAATCCACCACAACCATGAAACAAACTTACTACGTTTATACTATTACTTCCTTTCCAATTTAATATTATTAATTACTGAATGAAATCGTCATTTTATTTTATTAGAATTATACTTAATATCATCCATAACTTCCTGATATGATCTTTGCTCTTTATTACTTAAATACATTGCTATAATTTGTGAATTCATTTTATTCTTTACTTCAAATCCAATAAACTTATCAAAAATATTAACTGTAATTTCTGATTTAGTAACATTTGTAATCATCCCTATTGGATTTTCTTCAATGAGAAATGGTATATTTATTTGCTCTTTTGTCATATTATATTTATTTTCAAATTTAACAATCACAGTATAACAACTCCCTATAAATCTTTGTTTATATCGTCCGCAACATCTTTATTATGCGTAATGACTTCTAACCGTTTATCGTCTTTCATATAGCCCACATGATAGCCCTCTGGATTAGTCCAATCATATTGCATCTGCCATAGGGTATAACACTTATCCTTTATCATTTGTTTTAATACAAGCCATTTAGACATGGTTTCTATGCGTTTAATCTCCATTTTTAATATAGTCAATTACATTTTGAATGTCATGTTTAATCTCACAGAACAAAAACACCTTCTCATATTTTTACAAAATCAAATTGCACTTTGGTCTACTTATTCTTCAGCAAACATAATCTCTGCATCTTCCATAGCATTGACTAAACCATCAAAATCTTCGTTGTCACCAAACAACTCAGCCGTTTCATAGACTACTTCCAATGGAACATTATATTGTTCTGATAAGTCTTGTAAATACTCTTCCCTATTTTCAAAACCATGCTCATGATATGAATTAAATTCTTCATCTGGCATATTAGTCACCCCCTTAATAGCTTTTCAACCGTTGTACCCAATGCCTGTGCAATCTTTAATGCCGTATAAGCTTGTGCTTTCTTAAAATTCGTTGTACCATTATCTAATTTCTGATACGTAGGATAAGGTACTCTTGCTTTATCAGCCACTTGCTTTTGCGTCATATTTAATTCCATTCTACATTTTGCAAGTCTTGTAATCTCTGTCATGTCTTAACCTCTTTGTTTTTCTTATAAATATATTATACGCCATGCATGGTGTTAAATGCAAGTCATTTTATATATTTTTTCATTATTTTTTATTTAACCATTCTTTTATTTCTTTCCCAGTCATATGATAAAAAGGATTAACTTTTCTTATCTCTTCTACTGGTTTCTCCCAAAAACATTCATAATGTCCATTTTTAATTTCTTTATCCGCACGTCTGCTATCAATACCATCTTTTATTGCAGCAAATATAAAAAGACAAGGAAGCCCTAATAAACAAAACATAATATATATCACTCCATCACCCATAAATTCGTTTTATTCTGCCGTCTTTATCAACTACCAACATACCGCCTATACCTTTTGTTTTTTGCTCTGCAATTTTTCTTTGAACATTTCTACTCTGTCTATGTTCCTTATGAACCTGATAACCACAATTACATGTAAAAATAAATAATAAACTTAAAAACACAATTTACATCTCACTTTAATTTTATTTTATTTTATGCAGAATCAAATATTACTTTCATTTTAAGCATCTGATTTTGCACTAAATACACATTTAATATTTTTATATGCGATATCTGAATCACACCACCATGCTTCTCCAAATCTATTATGATGATCAGGTAATTTATATGTAGGTTCACCTTCAACTTGATAAATTACAGTCCTTCCAACTTTCATTGACCAAGCCATAGCTGCTTGTAATGTTGTAAATCCACGCACAGGTTTACAAATATAACCTGTTTCTTTATATAACTTTGCCTTTTTAGGTGTTGTAGAATGATATAAAATCATAAAATTCAATCCTTTCTAAATCTCAATCCAATTTTATATTTAATGAGATACCATAAACCCATTATTTTACCCTCTAATTTACAAAGCTTAACCGTAAATTTTGATAAACCAGAAAAGAAATTAGTTTCTACAGGAATATTATTTATATCTTTACGCAACTTTTCAATCTCTTCTGGCGTAAGATTTTTTATTTCTTCAATCCATTCATCAAAAAATAATTTATCTTTTTGTGCCATATAAACTCCTTTTCTAACTAATTAAATCCATTTCTGTATCAAATGAATTATGTGCTAAATCATGAAATTTACAAATTGTTTTATTATCTTTATTCTTTGTTTCAATACGTATTTTAATATATGCCTCTGAACTACCATAAGAATGTTCCACATAACAATCTGAAATTTCAGCATATTTAGGTATATGATTTATTGCTTGACAAATTATATTTTTGACATAATCTTTATTCATCTCATAAACTCCTTCTTTCTTAAAATAAGATCAAATTAGTTTTTTATCTTACCAACGAAACTTTTTACGTTCATTGTTAAACTCATGCTTTGCTTTAATGTACTGAACAATACCAATTACAGTAAGCAAACCAAATACTCCGTAACAAATCTCAATCAAATAATCTGGAATTAACAACACATGATTTACTTTTACAATAGTCAATTAGCATGAAACTAACTTTTTATCTTATTACATTCTCTGAATGTTCCAAATCACAAACCAAACTATTTAAAATCAAATATATTTGATAATCATTGAGTTCCTTATTCCTTATTGCTTCTTGTAAATCTTTCATAGTTCTAATAACCTTTGGTACAACTTCATTTATAGTTAGCGGCTTTCCCATATTAATTCCTCCGAATGAAATACTTAATTTATCGCATTACAAAATTGTAACTTGTTTATGCTATTCTCATAGACAACGGGTGTAAACCTACACCCTCTATCCCATCTGCAAATGCGTTTGGGAATACTTTCTTCATGATCTGATAACTTCCATTCACATCAGCATTGATTAAAGTCCCTGTGTTAGATTTGAACATTCCTCTGTGTATTCGCCTACTCTTATTGTAATTGGCTTTTATAGGTTCTTCATAGTCTAGGAATGAAGTTCCACTGGTATAACTCTCGTCGGTTGTAATGAATCTAATGCCATTGTTCTGGCACTTATAAGCTAATTGGTTTACAAACATATCAAACGGAATACCAACAAAATTTTGATTAGTCTTTTTCGACATATCACTATCTTGTTTCCAACCAACATTGTAACCACATACAAGAGTATCAATTTCATACATTACACAATAATCAATAATAAACTTACTCGCCTTGTTCATCCAGTCCTTAACTTTATTGTTTCGCTTGTTAACCAACTTAGCTAACCTCTTGCTATTGTGTTTCTTATTCAATACCATCAATTCGGATTGCATCTTAGCTTTTTTCTTATTGTAATATTGATTTATCGACTTAATAACGCCGCCTTTAACAGCAATAGGCGTTAAACCTATGTTGTTTGTTATAGTTGCAAAATTATCAACACCCAAATCAATAGCTGCTATATGCTCTGATTCTGTAATAGTGTTTGGAACTTCAATCTGGTAAACTATCTCCATTGTATAGTAATTAGCGTGTGGTATGAAACGACACTGCATTAACTTAGCTGTCTGTGGTATTTTAGTTCTAAAGATATTATTCATACAATGAAAAGGTTTATAACTAAAACGGATATATCCATCAGTAATAGAGAATTTAATATTGTCTACACCAAGTAAATATCTACCCCTTTCTTTATTTTTATACTTAGGCAATTTAGGTCTTCCAAGATACTTTTGAGGATTTTTCTTCCAGTCATTAATAGAAAATATAAATGATACCCATGCTTTATCCAATGCTCTCAGCGTTTGTTGTCCTAAATTACTACCAAGATTTTTATAATCATCTCCGTTCTTTACCAAGTTGAATACATCTTTATACCTTAGCCACATACCGTTATGAATGAATTCTTGTCTGATCTGGTAATTAGCATAATTATAAAGATTCTTAGATCGAAAACAGTAATCATCAATAATAGACCATGATGGATGATTTTTAGTAATCTGATGCTGTTCTGTTCTTGAAATTAAAATATTAACCGCTTCCTTTTATCATTGCAACTTGTAACTTATGTACTCGACTGTTCTTGAAATTTGCGTTGCTGTTCATAACTTTTAATCTTCCTTCAGTTCGTGTTCTGCTTCCTGTTCTGTGTCTACCGATAAGATAAATTGGCCTGTTGTCTTACTGTAAATTTCAATGTGTCCTTTAACATTCTTAAAGACATACACAGCTAATCACCACCCATAACAGAAACAAGCAGAACCAGACATTAACACTGACATAAAACCATCTGTCTTTTGTCATCTTGATTCCCTCGCTTTCCTTATTTTAATATTTATGTACTGTCATACTGACTGTGAAATTTTGAATATATTCCAATCGCTTATATGCTGCGGATCATTAAGATTATGTACATTTGTATCAATCACGCTTGCACAGAACCACACAAATCCCATTGTGGCTATCATAGCAAGCACCAAACCTAAACGAGCTTTGTAGAGCCTCATACGCCTTGTGTACCACATTCTGATATTACCTCTTTTCTATCACTTGATTTAATATTTTAAGTTAAGCAGATATTTTTTCTATGCGATTAAAGGCTTTCATTATTACTCCTTCAACCTTATTAACATTTTTTTCAATCTCGCTAAATTTATAATACATTTGTTTTTCATCTTTAGTCATATCATTAAAATCAACTGGACAGTCCTTGCTTTTCGTATTTAATACATTCTTGCTATGCTTTTTACAAAATTCTTTAAATGCCTTATCATCTATATCTTTATTTATTTCCGTAAATGTACTGTCTGATTTATTTTCTTCTTTAATATTTTGTGTACTGTCTATGTTACTTGTTTTAACTGGATTATTTAACAAATTAATTAATACTTCATAACGTTTTTTAACATTAACTTCACAAGCAGATGCTCCATGAGTGGTAGCTGAATATTCTTTAATTGCTTGCCTATTTGCAAAAATATATTTAATCAAATCTTTGTATTGATTAACTGTAATATCTTTATAATCAACCATAATATAAACTAAAACAGATACAAAATTCGCATTCATAGAACGTCTAATTAAGGTATCATCTAAATCATTATAAATTGCTTTTAATTTGTTAATAACTTTATTTGCTTCTTCTTTATTTTTGATTATGTCTGCTTCATACTCCTTTATACGTGGATATAAATCTTTTGATCTATTACTCCCTATGGGCACTCCAGCACAAGCAAGTAAAATATTCCATGTAATTGTTTTATATTGTTCATTCTTAGAAAATGTAGAATTTGCCTTTTTTGCTATCTCTCTAAAAAATTCATTACCTGCAAATTCAATACCAAGATTTCTTAATTGTGCAGGAAGAGCAGCTGTTTTTTTAGTTGCTTGCCCAACAGCAATTCCACTATTACTAAAAACAAAATACTCTGCCATTTCATTCCAACTTAATTGATAAACCGTTAACATCGACATTTGATAATCAAGAACCGTTTTTTGCTCTTCAGACGAAAGAGTTTTATCGTTAGATAAAATCATCATACTTACAAGACGTTGTTGTCCGTCTATTAAATAAGAAATATTATCTGAATCTCCTTCATGAGTTCCTAAACTAAGAGTCCCACATCCATATCCCTTTTTAATAGTTAACAATAAATCTTTACGGTCTTTATCTTTCCATACATATACACGTTGGCATAACGGTAATTTAATATTGCCGTTTTTATACATCTTTAGAATAGAACGAATAGAACGTCTATCAGTATGCGACTCATGCCATCTTACACCTAATTTAATTTTCTGTTCCTCTTTTTCTTCATCACTTTGCATTGCAGCATTATCAGCCGCATCCATTAACAAGTCCTCAACATTTGTCTGTCCTTCTAATTGTACATTATCTTTCTTTTCGTCTATCATAATAAATGCACTCCTTTTAATATTTTATATGTATTATATAAATATATTATATAATTAGCATAGCACAAATTTTGTAAATTACAATAGGTTTTTAAAATAATTTTTTAATATTTTTATTGCTGTTTGGTATGGTACGCTTTTAGGAAAGCATACCAATGAGAACCATATAATTTATTCAGTAAGTAGATTTTCAATTGCTTTATAAAAAATATCATATAAAGCATGATTATTTCTAATTAATTTTGATTTTAAAGGATAATTTTTCAAATTATATTTATTTTTATAACGTACTTGCCGATTATGCCAACAAACACCCATATTTGCCATTTCTTTATAAACTCGTCTAAATGTCATATTTGAATGCGCAGAATTATCATTATACTTTTTTATTAATGGTTTTAAAGGTTCTCTTAACCAATTGTTGTCTACTACATTATTTATATTAGATTTAATACTTTGTCTTTTCGACTTTTTTATAATTTCTTTAGGCAAAACAAATAAATCATCTAAAATACTACTAAAAATTGATCGTAACATCTCTTTATCACTAACTACTTCTATAACAGGTATATGTCCACTAACATTATGCCGTTTACAATAATCTTTATATTCTTGTTCAAAAACAACTCCATATTGATTTCTCATTTTTGAATATATTTTCCGTAAAACAAGATTGCATTTTTTATACTCTGGACACTCTTTTAATAATTCATTAATAGTATTAAATTGTTTTTGTTTCCATTCTTTATCCCCAAAAGAAATAGATTGAATACTTGCGATTTGCGGTAAAGCTTTTTGAACACCAATAAACGCATTGTAAATCATATTCATATTACGATTAAAATCATTGTGTAAAGGCTCTACATAAGATATTAAACGTTGATCTACACACTGATCAATATAATCCTGTACGTTTTTAGGAACACCTGTTGATTCTTGATACTGCGGAAGAAATGCTTGTGCAAGAACATCTTTTGCTTTCAACTGGTAATTAATTAGCTTTTCAACAACTTTTGGACTATCCTTTTTCATTTTTGGAGTAATAGAAATTTTTGCAAGCCATAGCGGAACATAATCAAGATATAGACATAAAACTGATTGTATTCCGCTATTTGTGGGGAGGGTCAAATTTGACCCTCCTTGTTTTAGCACCAAATCAGATTGAATCTTTTTACGTTCATGTTTCATTTGATCATCGGTTAATCCAATTCCTTGACACATCCATTTGACACCCGCCCAAATCTTACCTTGCTTATCTTGTGCTGCTAAAAGATTGTCACCGTAAAAGTCTACATTCTTAACTGCCAACGCTGTTTCCATTATAACCACTCCTCTTCTTTTACTTTTGGGCTTTTATCATTATCACGTCTTAGCTTCCACAACATACCCAATGCATCTTTCTGTATTCCGTCAATAAAATAATATGTGTTTCTTCCCGGAGCATGTGCTGTGTTTTTCATCCAATAATCATATAACAAACGAAATACACTTTTATCTTTGAAACAGTTCCCTA